ATCTTTCACCTTCATAGATAAAGAACTTACCCAAATCACTATCCAACAACTCATTGTCCAATTCGTTCTCGTAAATCCCTTTTTCTCTTAACTTTCTTGCTTCATTAATAACATCAAAGTATTTTGGTGAACCTGTTCTAAACATATTCTCACTCAATGGTATGTTATTATCAATATGGTATTGTAAATCTTCAGAAATCGTATTTTTTACTTGAATAAATTCCTGTAACACATTTTGAATCATTTTAGGGTCGATAGACTCCTTTTTATAATTTTTTACTTTGATACGTGTCGGCTTTTGACCTTTACCCGTTTGAGTGTCTTTCTTTTCCTTTTCTCTTTTTCTACGACATGCAGAATCTTTTTCCTTTTGTGACATCTTTCCTGCTACACCAGCACCTCTACATACAGGATATCCACCCTCATCGGCATCTTTTCTTCCACAAGGAGGGTGACCCCCACCTTTCTTCTTCTTACATATATTGACCCACGGACCCTTAGGTTGAGATGAACCTTTCTTTTTCTTCTTCTTTCCAAACCAAACCGCTAAATCTTCACTTAAAATGTATTTACTCATAACTTGACAATCGTATATTTTTTACTATACATAATATAAATATCAACAAAACAAAGAATTCACGATATGTCTGAAGAAGTTCAAAACAACGAAGAAATTACACAACCTATCACAGAAGAAACAACTGAACCACAAGGACCACAACCACTGGGTCAATTATTTAATGTCATCAACTATAATAATGTTGACGATTTAAATACCTTTATTACCAACATGACGCCAGACCAAGGTCTTTATATTCTTGTTCAGGCCGCAAGAGCGGCTCACTCAAGAGGTATTTTTAGTATGGAAGAAGCTGAGACAGTTTCAAAAGCAATCAGAACCATCACTTCATCCTCTAATACACCTCAAGACCCTGAAGATTCAGGAGAGCCAAATGAAACAATGGCCGAATAATTTTTAGTTTAGTTGGAGATGGGGAGTTTTACTCCCCATTTTTATGCTAAAAAATTTTGCTTAAAAATTAATTTTATGACTAAAAATGAAATATCAAACAAAATTGTAAAAAATGAAATGGTAATGTTACGTGCTATTTGGGACGGACATAAACCCAATACCTCTGACCAATATCAACCACTGAGAGTTGAAAACGAAATATTAAGATGTCTTTATTATGGAGAAAATTCTCTAAATTGTAAAAGAGAGTATAGGAAATAAAAAAAGGGGACCGAATGGTCCCCTTTCTATTAGTAATTTAAGATATATTATCTTAAAGAGTTCAAATCGAACGTTCTAACACCATCAACTGTAATCTTACCGTAGAAACGGTTGTTCACCATCTTCTTAGCGTATCTCGTCATGATACCTTTGATTGGTGTAAAGTTGAATGGGTTATACATTGTAGGAGTCAACTGTAGTGGTACATATGGTGCGTAAACGTAACCTGTATCCAATAAAGATGAACCTTTGTGACCTAACAATACTGTGTTTGGTGGGAAGTAAGGGTCACGGTAAACTTGATATCTACCTGATAACGTACCTACTCTCTCAATACCCATGTTGTATTGGTCTTGGTCTGGTGCCGCGTTAGATACGTGGAAGTATTCTAAGTCGTCGAAGATTGCAGAAATTTCAGAAGAAACTACAATCCAGTTAGCACCACCTCTTAATGTTGATTTGTGAATTTGAGCTGAGATTTGGTTAATCGCAGTAATCAATGTTTGGTTCCAATCTTTTTGGTTGTAGTTTACTGAACCATTGTTCACTCTCTTCCAACCGTTGTAATCCCATCTCAATGACCATGCAGCACCTTTTCTCAAGTCTCTTAAGATTTCACGGTCAATCTCTGCTGCCACTTGCTCAGACAATAAAGCTGTCAATTCAGCTTCAGCGTCAATGTTGTGGAATGCAGAAACGTCTTGTGCTAATTCTGGAGACCATTGTGCTCTTAGTTTTCTTTCTGTTACAGAAACAGTAACTGCTTCCAAATCGAAAGAAACCTCACCGATTTTATCTTCGAATTCTAATGTTTCGTATACTCTGTATTCAGCTACGAAAGTTGGGTTAGACCCTGTTGCAAATGTTGTACCAGTGTAACCATCAGTTGAATTCGTTGAACCGATAGCAACTGGTGTTGCCGTATCAATTGATAAATAGATAATACCTGCTGCGTCACATACGTTATCATATGCACCACCTGGACCTGGATAAGAACCACTGTAGAAAGTAGTAGCTTGCTCAGAACCATACTGAACAATACCTTTACCATACTTCTGAGTTACAACGTTGAAGTTGTAGTAAGTTCCTGCAACTGCATCACCACTATTCGCGTCCAATTTAATTTCTAAAGAAGCTAAGAAATCTTCAGTATCCATTTCTTGACCATCAGGACCGATTAATTTACCAGCACCTGCACTAGCGAAACCTGACAAAGCAATTAATACTTCTCTTGTGTTACCAGTGTATAAACCAGTACCAGCAAGTGCAGTCAATGTACCAGCAGTCCAACCTACAGTTGTTGCCGTTACAGTTTGTGCACTGTAAGCACCTTTCGAGTAATCGAAAAGACCAGCTGGGTCAGAATTTGGAGTTGACCCTTCATAGAAACGGTCATACAAGTTTTTATCGTTTGCTCCGTAGTTAGAGTCCGTTGTTGAAGGACCGTTAGGTGCTCCGAATGGTGCTACGTGAGTACCATCAGCGTTTCTGCTCTGAATTTTAGGTACGAAGTAGAACAATTTACCGATTGGTAAGTTCATAGCTTGTACTGATACGATATCGTTAGCTAATAATTTAGAGAATACTCTTCTAACGATAGGAAAGACTACAGTTTCAAATGAACCTGAGTCAGAAGCGTTTGCAGCTTCGTTGATTAAGTGAGACGCTTGGTTTTCGTACAATTGTGCCACGTTTTCTTTTAAGTGACCTTTCAATCCGTCCAAGAAACCTAATTTGTCCCATTTGTTGATTGTGTCTTCTTTGATAACTTTCAAGTGCTTAAGACCGATGTTACCAACAAGACCTGATTCTAATAATGCTCCCATTTTTAATACTATTTAAGGAATATGTTTATTTAATTATTTTCGTCATCAAATCCTTCATTCTCATGAACTGAGGATTTTCATACGTTTTGTTCTCGATAAGATTTGCAGATGAACCTTTAACAGGAGTCTTAGATACTTTTTCAGAAACTGATTCTGAAATTGTATTAGCTTCCTTGCTTTCGAATTCTTCTTTCAAAGTCTTATACAAGCTTTTTGATTCTTTCAATGTTTCTACTGAATCGAATCTTCTAAGGATGTTGATTTTCTCTTGCTTCGTAGTTGTATTTTCTGTGAAAAGACGTGTAGCGTAAGCCAAGTTAGAGTTGAATACTGCAACTTCGTTCAACTTCTCTTTGAAGATGTTAAGTGCCTTACGGTACTCTTCATTCTTCTCTCTAAGTTGTTGTAACTCTTTTTCAGATTCGTTAACTCTCTCTGCTGGTCTCATTCTATCAGACGCATACCTTTTAGTTGGTTCCGATGCTATTTTAGCATCTGGGAATTTTCTTAAAGAAGCATTGCTTCTTGCAGTTTCTGTAGTTTCAGCCTCTTCTTCTGCTACTTCACCGTCCATAGGTCTTCTTTTATGAAGTTTTGGTTGACCATATTTTTCTTTATAGATATTAAAGACTTCATTAGGGTCTAACATTCCATCACCGTCCATATCGAACCACAGTCCATTAGGAACCATATCCTTCAAGACCTCAAGTGAGTCAATGTCTACCCCATCATCATAATCGTCTAAGTTAATTGTTTCACGGTCAACCATTTGGTCTCTTCTATTTGACATCATGTCACCGATAGCCAATAACATATCATCGTAATCTTCATCTTCTTCAGTTGCCTCTTTTACATAGTCTTCTTCACCTTCTTCGTGAGCGGTTTCTGTTGACTTAGGACCTCTTCCATAATGTCCGTCTTTACTACGGTCATCGGATGGAATATTACCCTTGTTTCCACCATACTCTTCAGTTGCTTCTTCTTTCCACTCTTCATCCATATCTTCATCTTCTTCAGACATTTCGATTTCGTAAACTACTTCATCTACTTCTTCTTCTTCAGATTCCATTTGGATTTTATATTCAACGTCAGCTTCGTTATCTTTAAGTGAAATTTCGTCATCATCTTGAGAGATAATGATTCCATCTTCTTCACCCATAGCCTTGAAAACCTTTAA